TGCAGTTTCTTGAAGTTTGGTGAGAAGGAATTGAAGTTTTTGTGTGTCAGTCATAATCAATCAATCAACGACAGAGTAACAAGCAACAGAGGAAGGAATACCAGATAATGCTAACGAACTGTTGCGGTCATCAGCATAATCTTGTGCTTCATCTTCAGAGTAGAAAGGTCCAATGTACTCAGGAGAATCGAGAGCATCGGATACGAAACGGACGGTGAAAGTTTTGCTCATACTATTGGGACAGTTTAGACGATCCTAACTTTAATTACCGAAAAGTTGCGTTGACACCTACAACTCTTGCGTTAGGATTGCGAGCGAGAGCAGTCTCACGCGCATCTTTTGGGTTGGTTGCTTGTACTTCTTCGGTGAAGACTTTGCCACCGACGTAGAGTTGAACTTCGTATTTCATACAGAGGGATTCACAGAGATTTCTTTAATGTTTAGACCACAGAGTTGATTGTAGACGCGATTGAGTATAAGTTTATCCGCAGTCTTTGCATTGGATTTCTCATACCAAATGGTCACACATCCATCGTTAGTTTCAACACGAACGCGATAGTTTTTCATCACTCAAACTCCAAGAAGTTCACGTTCTTCATCAGTCAGGCGATCCAAAAGTTCCTGACGCTTTTGTTCTTTAAGTCGTTCTTTCTCTTCTTTCTCTACTGCTTCATTCAGAACATGAAGTATAGTTTCATAGTTATAAGTACCTTTATAATTGTCGCTTTCATTATCATTAGTTACAAATGTGCTTACAGTTTCTGTACCATAACCACGATCATAGTAAGTAACATTCATATAGTAACCTTCTTCATTTTTATCAACAACAACTCTCCCATCAAGTTTGAAAACTTTATACTGAAGTTCTAGAAGATCGGTTGCGGTGAGAGTCATAATCAATCAGGCAGGAAGAACACAGAAAGTGCCACACCACTTGCGAACCCATTGTAGAGTTTCATCGTAAGATGTGCGGGGTTTGGACATAGGCATCGACACATTCTTTTCGGGATTGTATGCGATAGCAATAAACTTATCATTCACTTGCTGAATCCACATCAGATTCACTTTACCTTCCTTCCAGTTGGTGTGATAGTGATAAACTTCGGTCATTTGTTCAGTGCTCATACTATTAGGACACTTTCGACGATCCTAACTTTAATTCCGAAGGATTTACCTTACCACGTTCCTCTTTGGATGTGGATTTTACGGATTTCGGAATAAATGAACTGACGAAGTTTAGGTTCGGTAGTGTTATCAAAAGCATAATACAATCGGTTCAGGTATTCATCTTGTTTGACACCTATGTTACCATTACCACCGATGTCATTGAGTGAAGAACCAGCAGAAACTTTGTTGCGTCCGAAGTTACCAGACACACGCCCAGTTGTACGCAGTTTAGGACGAATCTTTGAGAGGTTAGAGTAAGTCATCGTGCGATAATGTCAACACTTTCCATCAGCATCAATGCCAGGTCGATTTCAACATCCTCATCAACAATCGGAATGTTAGCATCAACGAACTCTGCTGCCAGTTGTTGTAAAAGAACAGTCATTCGCTCATCAGCATACGCAAAGGTCGCAAAATCACTCTTGAAACCATCACGCAGCAGACGCAGAGAACGTGTTACTGTCAGGTCTTTGATTTCTTGTTGGTAGTCAGTCATTTGGGGAAATTGTTGGATTTGAAGATACATCAACGCTGGTACAGATAACCACCTGCCCAGTCAGCATGTTCCAGCAACCATTCACGTTGCTCAATCAATCGCAGGTCATAACGAACACCTTTGGCAGGAGACTTCCAACTAGCAGACTTATACACTTCACCAGTCTTTTTATCAACGAAAGCGTGAACACTACGTCCACCACCACTATCAACCATCACGAGTTTGTGATACTTACGACCCGTTTCTGGGTAGAAGTCATAACCATCAGGACCATTCTGACGCAACGCTTCACACAGAGCGTAGGTATGTGCTAGAACAGCGTTAGCGATGTTCTGACGTGCCTCTTGCTGGGCAGCGTAATCAGCAAACGTGGTAGTCATTTTAATTTCAGAGATTGTTCCAGAGAGCATTAGCAACTACATCAGCAGCACCTGCTACATTATCACGCACAATCAGTCGCAGAGTTTCTGCACCTTGCGGATGTTTGTGCATTTCGCGGATGTTATCTGCGGTGCGTGGATCATTAGCAGCATCCACAATCATTTCAGCGATTTGGTTAATCATTTGACTTTGTGCAGTGCTCATACTACTAGGACACTTTGGACGATCCTAACTTTAATTCAACCCCAATTCTTAGCGATGGTGAAGTTAGCATGAGAGAATACCTCACGGTCCACTACTTTATGTGTTCCATACTTGTTGCTGATGACATAACCTTCGTGGAAGGATTGTTCACCATTGATGTAGCACTCAATGCCATCCATTTCATGAATGAACAGGAACAAATCGTCCTTGATAGATGCTACCAACTTCCACAAAGAGATGAGATATTTGTCACAATCACATTTTTCCGCAATTTCATTTTCATCAATGACCCTTTGCTCACGGATACAGGAGTTAATCTCTTTTTTGATTTGTGTTGCTTTGTTTGGCGTCACAAACTCACACAACGTAGACATTTGCTTAGCAAACTTACACACATCCTCCAAATCTTCACGATAAGGGTTCAGTTCCACTTTAGGTTGAACAAAAAGGCAATGCTTAGTGCTGATGAGTTTAGTCATCAGAGGAGCAGCAGTCATCTCACGAATGTCATCAGAACCACCATAGATTGTATGGGGAGCGATGATAATGTCCTGACGAACAGTAGCAGGAAACTTATAGGTAATGGTGTTGGGAGTAAATGTATCCAACCCGCTACCGAAACCAATCCAATCACCTTGGAGCACTTGTTGAGTGCGAGGCAGGAAATCTAGGCAGAAAATGAGAATCTGCGTTACACGCGGTTGTCCACCAAAATGAGTGAAGATGTCATCCTCATTATAGCAGAGGCGAATCTTTTTCTTGTTAAATGCTGCTTTGGTACAAACAAAGAACTTACCATTCTGTGGATTTGTGCCCCAGACAATAGCAGGAGCGCCATCCATCTTAACACTGATGGTAGAATCTACCTCAGAGAACCAATCGAGAACTGACAGATTGCCCGTCAGGATCTCATCTTCAGGATGCTCTAGATGTTTGTTCTGCATTGGTTTGGTGCTCATACTATTGGGACAGTTTGGGCGATCCTAACTTTAATTCATTGAAGATAGCAGTGGGTTAGCGTCATCTTTGGATGCTACAGTTTCTTGACACCTCTGTGTGGCAATGTCAGCATAATGTTGCGACAAATCAATACCAACAAACTCTCTGGACTCTTGAATTGCTGCCACTCCTGTACTTCCACTGCCACAGAATGGGTCGAGAACTATACCATTAGGAGGACAATAAATCTTGGTTAAGTATGCCATCAGACTCACAGGTTTGACTGTAGGATGGTCATTATCTGCTCCCTTTTCCTTCCTAGTTGCTCTTGGAGCATAGAAATACTTTTGGTGTGCTGATTCTACCTCACCGATGATGTTGGAAGGATAACGACCAGCAGGATTAGCGTCCACAGTGCCATACTCAGCACCAGAACCTTTAGTGTTACCATCCTTACCAAATGTACGACGTTTAGCACCTTGAGCAACCCAACCTTTCGGTGGTTCTTTCTCCCATGGCACACGAGTATTCTCTACATCAATCAGACCACATCCCCACTGCTCAAAATTACTCTGAAGAGAACCTTGATAGGGTTTCTGTGCTACTACAATCGGTTCATGTGCTGGTTTCAACCGATTGTACTTTGGCATCTTAGTGGTAGTCATCCACATGATTTGGTCTTTAATCTTGAATCCAGCATCCTCCACATTACATGCCAAACGATGATACAATTCGGGAGAGCAGAAAGCAAGACAAAAAGCACCTGGGCGAAGTGTACGAAACACCTCACGCCAGATGTCTACACCAGGAACAGAATGATCCCAGTGCTCCATACCCATTCCGTATGGTGGGTCAGTGATACAAGAATGAAAAAAGTTCTCCCCATAAGAGGAGAGAACTTGCTGACAATCACCAGTCGAAATTGAGAACATTAGATTCGCATTGTTGGCGGTTAGAGTGCTTGAAATAGTCTTTCTTTCCAGCACCAGATTGAGTGTACATGTTGCGAATGTAGAAGTCAAAACCTCTATCATCCTGCTGCCATTCTTCCTCCAGTTGATATACTTTCAGAACAGAATTGAGTTCCTCTACGAGACTGGCGTAGAGTTCCCTTTTCTTGTCAGTGACTACATCATCAGCAAAGAAGATTGTAGTTTCATTATACCTCTTACTGCTGAAAATGTAAATGACTCCTTTCTTCGGCAGTCCACCATTGTAAGTGGGAAATGTATTCTTAGAAGACTTACATTCAATGTCAACTACACGTCCATTTGGTAGAGTAACACGAAAGTCGGGAGATTGCTGAGGACCATTAGGTTGATACTCATAATTATACCCAAACTTGTCAAGCAACTTCATGACTTGTTGCTCATGAAGAGGATTATCTTGACTGTTTGGTTTATACGGAAGTTGGAGAACTTCTTGCCAAAATTGTTTCATAGTTTCTCTTACGCTTTGCGTAAGTTGAAAGAACAGAGGAGTCTTTAAGGCGCTGCCGTTCCCATGATTCTACTACAGTTTAGACGATCCTAACTTTAATTGACAGGAAGTTTTGCCACTGATTTACCATTCTTGTGGTCTGTGATATATTTTCGCGCAGAACTCTCAGTCCTACACACTTTCTCAAGTTGCTGCCCCTGGTGTATGATGATGTATCCCTTGTTAGCATAAGGAATCGCAGCATAAGTGTCCTTGAACATCGTAAATCCTTCTTTCATAGTTACACTTTCTAAAAAATCGTTGTTTTTGTTGCGGAGGATGACCTATGACACCCCCCAGGCAGAATTACAAAAAAATCAGGGTTTGACCCCCGACTGTGACTGGGTTCTCAGTGAGACTCACCTGCGAACCGTGCTGATGGCAGGTTCTCCCTTCTCGAAGATAGTATCAACAACCGACTGAACTGCGCGGGCAGTAGCAATGCCAACCTTGGAGTACACAGGGATACACACAAGACCGAACGATTTGCTATACTGACTCAGGTTGCCAGGTTGGATAGTCCCATCACACATACCTTTAGCATCGTCATGATGGAGACGGATACAACGTCCGATGGTCTGAGAGATACCAATGAAGTCCATATTACGCAGGAAGAGCACTGCTTCCAGACCGCTAACGTTGATACCTTCAGCGAGGATGGAGTGGTGTAGAACAACGAACTTCTTATCGTTATCCTTGCCCCAGGCAGAGAGCGTGTCAAAGAATACCTCACGGTTCACTTTCTGACCGTCAATGACAGCACCAGTCTTGGCAGTGATATACATCCAAGAGTAACCGCGACACTCTAACTGGAAGCAGAAATCAGTTTCAGTCACCAGCGACACAATCTGCTTGGTTGCCTTAGCACAAACCAGAATCTTGCCAACCTTGTTGTCGTCAATGGTTTCCAGCAGATTCTCAGCGTCACGGTCAAAGTTAGTCTGCTTGCCAGTCACCATAGCAAGTTGCTTGACGATAACTTTAGGAGGCACAATGTATCCACCCTCAACCAACTCAGGAGCAGGAACTTTACAGATTACCTGACCATAAACAGCAGCATCATTCATTCCTGGTTTGCCAACAGCGAGGGAATGTTTCGGTGTGGCAGTGAAGAAGTAGCAACGCTTTGCGCTAGTAGCAAAGTGCTCAGTAGCAGCAAAAAAGTGACGCTGAACGCTGTTATGTGCTTCATCAAAGTAGATGGTATCCACAGCAATCTCTGCCACTTGAAGACGCGACAGAGAGTTGTAGGTAGTTACAATCAGGCGATGATTGCCAGCGTTGGCATCAACCCAGTTACGAATCTCACGAGGGCGAGTAGAAGACTCGTGATGAGTTTCTCCACTGTGAACGTGGAAGACTTTAGCGTTGGTGATAAACTCAAGGAACTCGCTAGAGAGTTGCTCAGCAAGCAAGATGCGAGGAGCAACTACAACAATGGTCTTAGGAGTTTCTGACTGGAACTCGCGCAGAGCATCATAGATCATCTTGAGAGTCTTGCCACCACCAGTAGGAACAATGACTTGACCTTTGTTGTGCTCTGCCATAGCAGCAACACCACGCTCTTGGTGAGGACGAAGTTGAATGTTCATTGGAATCATTATCTAATACTATGACAGTTTGGACGATCCTAACTTTAATTGAAAATTTGTTTGTATCGCTTTAGGTCTTCAAGTGCTCCCCATATTGTAGCACGACTGTACCCAGTTGCGAACTCTGGTCTCTTCTCAGTTTCATCAGAGGAATAATCAACAGCATCACACACATCATAACCTCGCTGGAGGTTCTTGATGATGCTGTCGAACACATAATCAGGGATTTTGACGTAATTCATTGTTCTCAGTGGTTTGGTATCTAAAGACAAGAATAGCACCCCTACAGACGCTTGTAGAGGGTGCTGGTGAGAGTTAATTAGTTAGCGTGAATCTTGCCAGAACATCTTAGTTTCGTTTCAGTGCTTATACTACTAGGACACTTTCGACGATCCTAACTTTAATGGCAACTCAATTTGCCATTCTCTTTTCAACATGAGCGAGAATCTTAGTCTTTGCTTTACCCTTTGGTGATTCTCCAGTTGCTTTCTTATACTTCTCAGTTTCTTGCTGCTTCATTATACCCCTTAACATTCTTTCACCTTCTCTTGTTTGCTTGTTTCTTTCTTTAGCAGACAATCCAGATGCTTTTGGTGGAGTATATCCTGCAGCAGGTTCTGCTTTTGGTTTCTTGGTAGCAAGCAACTTAGTAGCAGTCTTTGCTACTTCCTTTGCTCTTGGTTTTTCTGCGGTAGATGTTTCTCCACCACCTTTTTTTGCTGCTGCTCTTGCTTGCGCTGCCTTTCTTCTTTCTTCTTTTGCTGCTGCTAGTTGTCTTTCTCTAGCACTTCCACGCTCTTGTGTTGGTTGTTGCTCACGCTCAGAGCGTTGTCTTTGCTGACCAATATCGCTGCGTGGTTTGTAATCTACAGGTTCAGTTTTACCGCCACCAACATGTTTTAC